CACCAGTGCGGCGGCATTACCCGGGGGATCAGGGGGCGTGTTGCCCCATGCCGTGTCGCCACTGCCCCACGCGAGGTGCGCGGTGCGCGCCTTGATCGCCGCAGCGATGGCGATCCGCCCAGATGTAGTCAGGACTGCCGCCATGATCGCCCTCTGCTTCTGCCCATGCTACGCCGTCTCCGTGGTCACAGTGCTGGATGCCACGACGTTCACGCTGCCCCATGGCATCGGCTGCCAGATGAATGCGCCCCACACCTGGCCGCTGTATTCGCCGCTGCGTCCGTCCTGGTCGGTGAGCAGGCTGTCGTAGTTGAGCAGGTCGCGGTCTTCATCCCAGGCGCTGTGATCGAGCCTGAAGTGATCGGCCGACCGCACCAGGCTGCTGATCAGATCGGCGTGAGTGCCGGAGACGGTGGTGTTCCCTTCGACCAGGCTCGTCAGGATCTGGCCGTAGCTGATCTGCGGCCACTCAGGCCGGGGTCGCACTCCGCTGTGGTCATCCCACATTCCGTCATCCAGTAGGCCGTCATCCCACACCAGCTGGCGGACGTCATAGACCGCGTAGATCCGCTGCAGCCGCGAGCGCACCGGGCTGCTGATGCGGGTCACCCCAACGATGTCGTCGATGATCTGATCGCCGCTCGTCGGAGCACTCAGCCCCAGCTGGTATTCGGCCCATCGTGCGCTGCCACCTTCCGATTCTTCGATCACCCCGATCAGGTTGATCCAGGTGAGCGCGATACGGACCGCCTCGGGGGTGCCCCGGATCCGCTGCCACAGGACGCCATCAGCGATGGCGCGCCGCTGGTTGTTGCCCAGATAGGGCAGGATCTCGCCCAGCCCGTATTCGTAGATCAACCACGGCAGCACCGAATCCGGGATGTCGATCCGCTTTGCCGTGCGGATGTTTGGGACCGGTTGCTTGTCATCAAAGACGCCAGGCTCGAAGACGCCAGGCTCGAAGACCGCAATGCTCGTGTACGCCAGCCGCTCCAGGGGGGAAGTGGAGCGGGAGAAATCACGCTCCAGCTGCGTCGCGTTGGGCGGCAGCAGGTCGTAGCGACTCATCGGTCACGCCCTGCCATCGTGAGCGTGATGGCGCCCAGTGCGGGGGCCTGACTGGAGGAGCAGATTACATCTGCAGCAGGCGCAGTCAAGACGACCCGCTGCACGCCGGGGGGGTGCAGCTGTGCAATCAGCCAAGAGCGGGTGACGTCCCAGCCGAGACCTGATGCAGCCGCGAACGCCGCGGACAGGCTGGCCGCCAGGTTGTTGAATACCTCGATCGGCGTCTCGGGGTAGAGGTAGACCTGCGCGGTCACGGGGACGGTGTTGATCGTCGCGGTCGCAACGGTCACTGTGTCGGTGATGACGCGCACGCTGTCGCTCTGCAGCACGTCATCCACTGCTTCCAGCAGCTCGCTGTCCGCCGTGCCGTCGCCTTCGTTCGAGAGGATGTTCACCAGCACCTCCCCAGGAGCAGGGCTGGATACCGCTGCGTCCTTCACCAGCTCGCTTGCGCTGAGCGCCTGGAAGCGATACCAGGCTGCGCCGCCGGCGGTGCTGCTGCCCATGATCCGCTCGATGGTGCGCAACCGCAGCGCCTCGTCGGCTTCCTCTGCCAGGCGGGTGACGCCGTAGAAGGCTGCCAGGTTCTCCAGGTCGCCGGCCAGGGCGTAGCGCAGCAGGGTGGCCTGCAGCGCATCGTTGATCCGCTGCCGCAGCAGCAGCTCACGCGCGGCTGCCACCTCGAGGATCTTCACGCCTGGATCCGACTCGAGGATCTCGGTGTAGGACGGGTCGCGGGCCTGCAGGTCGGCGATCATCTCTTGCAGGATCTGCTCGTAGTCCAGCTCCTCGATGATCTCTGGAGCTGGCAGGGAGCTGAAGTCGAGCGTGGCCATCAGATCACCAGCCCCTGGAGTTTGATCCGCTCACCGTTGAGCAGGTAGTACCCGACCAGGCTAAGGGCGATCTGCCCATCGGCCGACACGCTGTCGATGATCACGCGCTCGAGGCGAAGGCGTGGCTCCCAGCGGTCGAGCGCTTCGGCGGTGCCGGCCACGACATCGGCGATGAAGGCCTGGTTGACGGGCCGATCGACGGCCCGGGGGATGCGGCTGCCGTAGTCGCGGCGGTGGACGCGGCTGCCGATCGGCGTGGTGAGGATGTCCTGGATGGACTGGCGAAGGTGGTCGAAGCCGCCGAGCGGCTTTCCGGTGTTGCGATCCATGCCGGCCATCAGTTCACCTCCGTGTCTGGGCTGCCGCCCTGCAGTGTGGCTCCGCAGGCGGTGGTGTCTCCCACTCTGGCGACAGCCGCGCCGTTGGCGGTGGTGTCCGGGCTGCCGGTGACGATCGGGTTGGGGCCGTGGATCGGGCAGTTGTAGGTGTCGCCCACGCGGGCGACGCCGATGCCGTTGCAGAAGGTGTCCGGGCTGCCGGTGGAGACGCTGCCGCCATGGCTGCCTGGATCGCCGATGCGGATCACCTTGGCCATGGGGCTCAGGGGTTGAGGTGGATGGAGGAGCCGGTGATGCTCACCTCACCCTGGGCCTGGATGCTGGCGGTGCCGGTGCGGATCACCACGCTGCCGGTGCTGGATGTGGTGTCGATGGTGAGGGTGTGGTTGTCGCTGTCGTATTCGACGATGGTGCCGTCGCTGTAGGTGCGGCGGTGAAGGCTGGCGCGGTCGCCGTTGGCGTTGCCGTCGGAGAACATGCCAGGGATTGCGACGCCGTTGGAGAGCTCGCCGGACGGGGCCAAGAGCATCACCACCTCGCCGACAGTGGGGGGGTCCCAGACGACGTCTGCGCCAGCCCGGGGGGTGAACCAGGGCAGCCAGTCGGTGCGCAGTGCCCCGTCCTGGAGGTCGACGCGGATGGCGGGGAACCCTGCGGTCTCGCCGGAGTAGTCGACCTCAGCGACGACGCCATAGCGGGCGAGGTTGTTGAGGCGGCGGGAATGATCGGTTGCTTCGGGTGAGCCGATGCCGCTGGTGATCTGGTCGGAGCGATTAAGACCCAGCATGGGCGGTCTTCCAGAGGTAGCGGACGACGCCTGGGATTTGCTGGCCGGTGGGTGTGGCGTCGAGGCGATCGGCGATGAGCAGCTGCGCGGCGAGCATGTGGATGCCGTGGCGGATGCCGTGCGGCTCGTTGCCAGTGATGGGGCGGGAGATGTAGGCGGCGGCGGCCTGGGTGGCGAGGTCGAGGCCTTGCTGCAGTCGTGCGCGGTCGGGCTGCTCCAGGGCCATGAAGGCGGCGAGGGTGTCGACGTTCAGCGGGAGGTCTTGGATGTAGGCCTCGTTGCGCTCTGGCGTGGAAGGGTTGTCAGCTTGGAACTGACCAGCAGTGGTGCGAGCTCGCTTGCGGGTGGTGGTCATGGGATAGCGGGCCTAGGTGATGGGTTGAATCATGATGGATCAGAACCAGCGGCCGATGGCGTGGGCGCGGATCCAGCAGGTGTCGCCGGTTACGAACACGGTAGAGGCGCTGGAGTTGATCTCAACGAAGAACTCAGTGCCAGCAGTAGAGACAGCGCCGCTAAGGAGCTGTGCGTCTTTGAGCTTATCCCTGGTTGAACTGATCTGCTGGTTGCTGGGGTTGCGTACACTCATCATTGCCGTGACGACAACCGTGCTCAACGGCTCGGCAAATGCTGCAGGGAAGTTCCAGGTGCGATTCATTGATTTGGTGGAAGCAATGTTGGTCACCTCAAGCCACGCCCAGCACTCCTGCACCCCATTGGCGTGGCGCACAAGCTCGCCATTGGGATTGGCGCCCCTGTTCATCGGGTTGCTACTGCCGTTGTGGGTCGCAGCCAGTGCGTACACTTGCCCCGCGTTTTCTGTCCTGGCAATTGCGTTTTCTGTGAAATTAGCAGTCGTTACGGCATCAAAAACACCAGTCCCGTTGGCGAGTATGCGGCCCAGATTCCTTACTGATCCTGCCCCGTCATAAGTTCCAGCAAAAAGTCGTGCCGATCCGTTGCGTGAAACAAGGAAAAGTTCGGTCACCGTATTGCCAGCCGCTGCGGAGAATGACGAGAAGATGCAGCTCAGCGTTCCATTGTTGACCGTGCCAACCCTGCGCTGCAGGTTTGTACCTGTGCTGTTATCAATGTTGATGGTGCCATTCGCCCCATGAACAATTGCAATGTCTCCTACTGCGTCATTGAAGGTGCTCTCCTCTGCGCACAGAACACCGCCGCCCTGGGCGCGATTGCTTAAGCCGATGCCAATTTGCAAAATGGGCTGGTTCGCATTGCCAGAGCCGCTGAAATTACCCCTAGACGCATTTACGAATCCTTCCTCAAATTGCACGATGCCGTAGTTCCCGACATTGGTAAATGTCGCCTGGCGAACAGAGACGACGCATCTGGCAGCGCGAAGTCCGTTCCAGCAGCCATCAAAGTTTGCGCGGTCCAGCTGAACGTGGGAAGCGCGTGAAATGAAGGCGCCAAACCCTCCATCGTTTCCAGGCCCGTTGGGCGTGCCGCAGTTTCGGAGGTCAAGCAGGTGGCTGGAGAGAGATGAGCCCCAGGTGACCCACACCCCAGTCTCAAGGCCGTCACTGAGGATGGCGCCTGCTGGGCCTACGCTTTGACAGGAAAGATTGGAGGCTTGGGTGAGGAAGGCGTTGGCCCTTCTAGCCCGCTTGATCCCCTTGCTCGTTTTGATGACTCCTTGAGATGCGCTCAATAGAGCGAGACCCGTGCCTGATTTGCCATCGCAATCCAGAATAAAATCCCACACTGGGGCTTTCGCGTTGTAGCACTCGACAACTCCCGAAAGATCCCCAGGGAGGTCTACCCCAACCAAAACCTCAGCATCCTCGCTGGTCAGCAGGAACCTGGAATAGTCGCCATTCTGTAGCACGTTCTTGTTGTTGATCGTGTGCCCCGATTCAATCAACACGGTCACATCCACCGTGGGTTCCACCAGCGTGCATGCCGCCTGAATCGTTGGCGCCACACTCGGGATCTTGACCGTGGTAGGCGCTGCGAGCACTATGCGCCGACCGCTGATATTTGCCAATGCAAACGCTGCTGCCAGAGTTGCATCATCAACACCTGCATCAACGAATATCAGGTTCGCGTGCGTGTGGTCGAGTGGCGCGGCATTATCTGCTTTCTCCTTCGCCTCTTCGACGACTTCCTCAAGCACATCGAGGCTGCTGTCGTAGTCATTGCTGCTCAGGGGCGCACCTTTGTCCCGACGGCGGGTTAGGTCGAGTGTCATAAAGCACCTCTCGTCATCAGCAGTTTAGTTGATCGGCTCTTGGTCAGAGAACAGCTCGGCCTCGCCGATCGGGCACACCTCGCCGGTGTTGTCCGCCGGGCAGCCCGGCACCACCAGCCCGCCTGGGTACGCACCACTGCGGCCCAGGGCAGCGGCGTCGGGATCCACATAGGGATCGCTGCATGCGCGGTAGGGCGTCATGTAGTCGACGCTGTAGCGCAGGGTGAGAGCGGAGGTTGCCAAGCTCCCCTCAAACTCTGGGTCGGCCATGTCCGAGTCGAGCAGGAACGGATCGGATGACTCGAACCCGGGGATGGTCCAGGATTGGAGGGCAGCTTCTACCTGGTCTGCGATCACATCGAGGTCGGCGTCGATGTCATCGATGGACTGAGCGACGATGACGACGGAGACGATGGCGCGGCGCTTCTCGAAACCGTTCCAGCCGTTGGTGGAGCGCTCGATGATCTTCTCTGGCTCGCGGGTGTGGACGATGATCGCCGGCAACGCTGAGTCATCAGTGTCATCGTCCAGCGGCATCAGCCGGCCGGAGTGGACGCGACCTTCTGCAGCGGTTGCGTTGGTGATGCGTGCGACGAACGCTGCGCGGAGATCGGTGCGACGGTGGGTCATAGCGCAATGCGCCTGAAAGCGCGCACAAGGTTGAGCGTGGCTTTTGACACTGAAGTAACAGCGCCATTGCTATAACCAATCCGCCGAGCATTGGCGGCGGTTAGCTCGTTGCTTGCCCAGTGAATTGCGGCTGCGAATGCCTCCGCGCCGCCAGCCTGGAATGCTGCAACCGCAGTCCGGAGCGGGTTTCCCGCCGTGTAGTTTGCCGTGCGCGGTGGCACAGCATAGGCATTGATGCCCGTGCCAGTAGCGTTGGAAGTG